ATGAGAATGGCAATCGTATACCTGAATTGGAGACCTTTGAAAACCTCGCAGATTTTTTTAACGTTGATTTGGATTATTTGAAAGGTAAAAGTACTGTTAAAAGAAAATACGACTTAGCAAGTACACTTAAGTTTGGGTTTGCTTCAGTTCCGATTATTGAAAATTTCTCTTTGGATGAAACGGGCGATATAGTTGGGGAGGAAAGGATTCCGGGAGAATGGTTAGACGGCGGGCAAGAGTATATTGCATTAAAGGTTTCTGGCGATAGTATGTACCCGAAAATAATGGATGGAGATATCGCTATAATAAAGCTTCAGGGTTCTTTTGAGTCCGGTCAGGATGTTCTCGTTGACATAAATGGCAGCGGCGTTACGTTGAAAACCGCGTTCACACTGGATGATGGTATGATCAGGCTCCAACCTGTTAATCCTGAATATCAGCCTAAAGTCTTTTTTCCAGAAAATATAAAGATACTGGGAATAGTTAAAAGATTAAGACGCGATATATAATAAATTGTTGAGATCATGAACCAAGTTATGAAGGAGTGATTGAAATGGCAAGAAGAATTTTTACCTATGAAGGTAAAAAATATGATTTAACCGCAAAGAATCAGGAAGAGCTTGCAATCAAGGTTGCTATGAGAAAAAGAGACATAGACGAAGGCAAGGTGGCGATAGGCAGGAACATGCTTGTTAAAGTCTGGTTCAAAGAGTTTATGAAAATATACAAAGAAAAATCAATAAGCCCTGAAACCTATGATGATTATTTAAGCCGTGCCAACTCTAAAATTCTCCCGCTTCTTGGCAGCATGCAAATAAAGGACGTTAGGCCAGTCCACTGCCAGCGGGTTTTAAACGAAATGAGCGGTTATAGTAAAACGTATATTAGTAAAACCTACAATACTATGTATCAAATGTTCAAAAGAGCAGAACAAAATAAGCTAATACTTTCCAACCCCGCTGCGGATCTTGAAATGCCAGAGGCAGAAGACGGGACTCATAGAGCCATTACGGATGCAGAAAGAGAAATTACATATAAGGTGGCGGAAACTCACAGAGGCGGTCTCTGGGTTCTTACCATGCTTCTCACTGGCATGCGGCCAAGTGAGACAGCAAGTCTCCAAGGAAGGCATTTGGATTTTAAATGCAAGTCAATTACAGTTGAAGGGGCAATAAAGAAAAAAGACTCACGAATTGGCAAGACAAAAACAAAAAGCGGTAACCGTAGTATACCGATGCCAGAAGAGTTGTTTGACAAATACAAAGCTTTAAAGCTTGGACCATTTGATTACGTTTTTAAAAATGAAGATGGTGGACACTTATCAAAAACAAACATGGGCGTCATGTGGAGGAATTTCAAAAGAGAAATGAATATTTCCATGGGATGCACCGTTGAACGAAATAAACTGATACCTGTTAACGAGCGAATGGTAAAAAAAGGCGCAAAGCCAATCTACCTGGTGGCGGATGACCTGGTACCATATTGTTACCGGCATACATTTTGCACAGATTTGGAAGCTGCCGGCGTATCACTAAACGAAGCTGCCAGGATGATGGGCCACAAGAATATTGCCATCACTGCAAAGATATATACCCATGCTTCCCAAGCATCATTTGACAGGGTATCAGAGCAGATAAACGCTTACCGAAACAAGGCAAAGGTGGGAGTAAGGGTGGGAGCAAGCCCTGTAACCGTTGCAAAATAGACGATGCTTTCAGTCCTCTCACGGCGGAGTCGGGGGTTCAATTCCCCCACGGGGTACCACTAAAAAAAGAGCTCAAATCCAAGCGTTTGCAAGGGTTTGAGCTTTTATATTTTTTGATTATTTTTACATTTTTTTATTCGTTATTGTCCTAATCTGACCTATTCCCACCCCCAAAAGGTGGGAGTAGGGGTGGGAGTTTTTGAGCAATAATTATTTTTTTGTCATCTTTAATCGCGTTCCATTCTATTTTTGTTTCTTTTTTTAATTTCCAAAGTTCTAGCTTTCCTAGTTTTTTATCCTCCACAATCCGCACATAATTCATAGCCATACTCCTCTAGATGCACACAGAAATATTTGATAGTCCTTACTTTATTTTACCACCACTCTCTTTTATATTTCGTTCAGCCGCTGATTATTTGTTTTTGCATCTTGACTATACCAAATTTTTTATATTTTTGCTACAATTATTAGCATTTTGATGAATACCATATTCCAATATTAACATATATAATAATATCATTAATGATATGGTGGTGATTGCGATTAATTTGAACTGTAGATTAAGTGAAATTAGATATGAAATGAGAATGACACAATCCGATTTATCGAATATAACCGGAATTGCAATAAGTTTAATTTCGGCCTACGAAAATAATAAAAGATATCCAAACACATATACCCTTTGGAATCTCGCAAATGCTCTCAACTGTAAAGTTGACGATATCTACGAGGTAATTGAATAATTATATGCAAATGAAAAAAGCCACCTAGGGATTTTCTCTCTAGGTGGCTTATATACGTTATTTTGTAATTGGTGTTGATTTGTTAATAGTTCCATCTGCCATGTAATCTTTTGCTAATTCATACCACTCCTGGAGCTTATCTTTTAATGTTTCTTCTGTAACGAATGTTTTGAGCCATCTTGGCAGCTGTTCCCACATGGCATTGAAGACAAATTTCATTTTTACTTTGCCTTGCTCTGTAGCCATGAGTCTCTCGGCCGAAAGCATGAACTTATAAGCTGCCAGTTGCACCAGGTTCCATTGCCTGGTAAAGATTGCGTACCCAACCAGGATAATCGCGAGTATTAAACCCGCCACCGCTTGAAAATTGCTTAGTATGAAATCAATCATTCCTTTTTCCTTTCCTAGACCACGGTTTTTCCTGTGATCTTTTCATAAATTCTAACGGATATCACCGCAGCTTCTTCCCTAGTTAGTGCGGCCTGGGGTTTGAAGTTTCCCGCAGCATCTGGGTTAATGAAGTTTAACTTGTCTGCAGCCTCTAAGTGCTTGAGACTCCATCTGTCGTCTGGTACATCTTTGTAAACTTTACCCATTGGTTTTACCTCCTTTGGTTTGTCCTTATAAATTTTACCTCTTGAACTTGTCTCCTCGGGTATGGCCTTAAATAACAGCCCGCCTGTGCTTTTCACTTTAATGTCTCCTGGTAGAAAAAAAGCCTCTTCAGGTTTAAGCGGTCTTCCTGTTGTAAAGATAACCCAAGCGTCCCGGCTGTTTTTCACCCAGCCCGACCCTTTGATTACACCAGTGGCCACGCTCATATGAAAGTGGTTCCCAGACGCTTTCCCGTCTTTTCCTTCCCTGAACATCTTGTCGCCTTGTTTGAATACTTGGCCAACCTTATAGTTCCTCAGGTCTTCATCTTCCGGATGAATGACCATTATTGTTATGAAGTCTTTTCCGCATGGCATGTCAACCTCTTCAATTGATTCCATCCATATGGTGTTTGTTCCAGTTGTGCCTACTCCGTATACCTTTATGATTTTTAAATCGCATGGAGCGAAGAAATAGTCCCTTCCCGTGTCAATTCCCGCTTCATCGATTGGATAATCAAATGGGCTTCCGTTTCTATTCGGCTCATGGGAATAATTCCCAAGATATGACTGGGTTATGTTCATTGTTTTACACGGATATATCGTTTTCATTATTGACTTCCTCCTCCTGCTTTTTCTCTGCTTGTGCTTCGAGTATCTGCTCTTGTTTTTTCTGCGTCCATACCACTAGCCATTTAAGGTCCGCTCCGGCGTCACATAAGTTCTCTAATATACTTTGAGCCTCCCGGAGGAAGATAATCGAGTAAACCACTGTTGCAAAGAATATGCTTAATTCTTCTAGCTGTACAACTCTGTACGAAAGCCCTGCTAGGATGGCAACTACCAGGTAGGAGAATAGTTTTATCCTGGTGCCATCCCATAGTTTGTTTGAGCTTATTGAACAGGCCCTCACCGCTTTCATGTATCCGCCTGCCTTTGCTGACAACGCCACATACTTTGTGATTATGTCCAGTACAATGACAGCTCCTACCGCAAGCGCTGCGGTTAAGTACGCCTGCTCAGGGAATAATATATAACTGCAGGCAGCTATGAAAAACCCCCATATTGGTTTCGTGCCGGACAAGAATTTATCCGCATATATTGTTATATGTTCCATAGTCGCCCCTCTCTTTTTGCTTTGGTGTTTGTTATCACCTTCATGGAAAAGAGGACCCGAAAGTCCTCTATAGTTTATATCCGTAAAATTGTGTTAATAAGGCTCGTTGCTGGTCTATCGGCAGCTTACTTATTCGCAGAGCCCTTATGATACTTGCCTTAGTGTGTGGTTTTGGTTCGCTTCCCGTTTTATCTGTTTTGTTTTGCGTAATAAAATCAAAGACCTCTTTTTCTCCTCCGTTCTTTGTTATTTCTTTAAAGGTTACTGTCTGTTTTTCCGTCAGCATTCTGCCGTCTTCCTTGAGATATTTTTTCCCTTCATTGGATGAATACTGGCCAAACACTAAAGTCTTTCCAATGTTAACGGGTGTCTTTTCGATCGGTAATCTTAACTTGTTATTACCCTGGGAACCATTCTTTAATGCCAAAGCTCCCTCAATTGTCTTCTTGATTTGTCCGCCGCCAAAAGGTGGGATAAGATAAGCTGCAGGTTTTACCATTTCTTTTCCTACCGTTTTAGCAAACTGTGTTCCTGTTTTGTCTCCTGTCGCAAACTTTGCTCCCTCTGTACCTATTGTTCCAAAATTAGGGATTGCCGAGCTTATAGGGATTCTTCCGCCGCCTACGAACGTACTTGAAAACGGTAATTGTTGGAGTGCTGCTATTCCTGTCTTTAAAATGGCTTTTGAGTCTCCTTCTTTAAATCCTTTACCCATAGTATAGGCCACAGAAATAGGATCAATTGCCGGTCTTCTTCCAACTGCTGATTCATATGCTTGATTATAAAGCCAGCCATAAATCGCAAGTTGGGCCATGGCAGAAGCTGTCTTTGCTATCCACTCTTTGCCTTCAGAACTTTCTTTATATGCTCTTGGAACATCTTTCAAAATAAACGACAGTTGGTTGTTAACTTCTAGCTGGAATTGGGTTATAAGCCTAACCATGGGTTCTCTTTGATTAAACAACGTTGGCTGGGCTCCAAAGGATCTGTCTCCCATCATTTTACTGGCCCAATCATCGGCAACCTTCATCGCTTGTTCCGGGGCGGCGCCTTTATTTATTCCTTCAAGGTATTTAGCCCTCGTTACAACATTTGAAGTAAACTGGTCAATCCACTTGAAAGGAGCTGTTAGGATGTCTGCAGACTTATCCATAAAGCCTTTGTCTAGGACTTCATTTCCATATCTACTTATGAGGAATGTTGACCTGTTAACAAAGCCATCATCCTTTACCATTCCTCTTACAGTGCTGTTCATCGCCTGCAGGAACGCTTTTTTATTCGTTGTGGCAAGGGATTGAGTAAGGGGTATAAAGTTTGTCAGCCACGAAGCGGGATTTAGAGCAACCATGTTCTTTCCAATTCTGTTTTCAAGGAAAGCCGTTAGGTTATATACTTTTCTTCCAAATCTTCTTTCGCTTGCCCTGTCTGCCAAATCTTTCTTCCCGGCCAAGACATTAGTATACTCTTCGAGATCAGCTACAACATTTGACAGGTGGGTATGTTCTCCTGCCAATTCTGTAATCCTTTGGTCTATTTCCTCTTCAGTTAAATCGTCTCTCTTGTAAACCTCTTCAATTCTCTTTGAGATTTCAGGATCCGAAAACTTTGTTCTAATCGACCTGTTTAAGGATCTTAGCGTCTGTATATCCTCTGTATGGTGTATTACTTTTGAAATTCCCTCAACGTATCTATCAAAGCCTTGAACCGCATCGTAGGTCGTTTCTTTGCCAGACCTTTTTTGGAAATTATTAAAAAAGTTTTTCCCCGGCTTAAAGTTTGCCGTGAGTCCGTTTATGTCTGTTGGGAGTTCTACCATATCAAGCCTAATGCCAAGGGCTTTTAAAATTGGATCGTCGCCCTTAAAATGTGGGAAGTAATTATCTCTTTTAGGTACTGGCTTATATCCATTTTGCAATAGGACTTGGTTCGCCTCATCTATGGTGTCACTGTACCAATTTTTAAACACTTGCACCGCGTTTGATATTTTCAGCTGGTCAACGTCTAGCGGCAGTGAGATAATCTTACCTTCTCCAAATTGCTGTACGAGCTCTGATTCTCTCTTTGATAATTTCAAAGTCTTTATTTCGTTTCTGCTTTTGTTAATAAACCTTTGCCTGTCCGCTTCGTTGGTTTTAACCCTATCAAATATTTGCTCCTTTATCGCCTTCCCGTCTTTGCCTGCTACATCAATAATGTTTCTATCCCAGGTTTCCCTTTGAAGCATCAGCATTGCTTTATCTTTCCACTTGTCGGAGGTTTCCGTAAGCTTATCAGTATAATCTTTCAAGGCCGTTTTGCGTTCCATGTTAGCAACTTTGATTTTTCGCTTTTCAGCCTTTAAAATCTCTTCGTCGATTTCCGACCCTTGCGCTTTTAGATATTCAAGATCACTCACGGTTTTATGAGATTGGGCCAGTTCATCAAGGGATGTCGGGTCCTTGATTAACTTGTCCGGTCTTAAGTTCATTCTTTTCACTTCATCAATGGTTTTTTGTATCGGTTCAAACTCTTCCCTTTGCATTTTTACAAGAGCTTCTTGCCCGTTTTGCTTATTGAGGAAGTGAATTAAATAAGATCCGTCCTTATTGATTGTCGCTATTCTTCCTTGGTTACCTCTTTCAATGCCAATAACTTTTTCGTTAACATTCAAAGGCTTTTCAGTAATCGTCTGCTCTTTTGGCGCCGGTGTCTGCTCTTTTGGCACTTTCATACCCAATTCAGGTTCAAGCTGGTATAACTTCTGTGTATTCGGAGCAACCATGGGTTCCAGTATTGCTTTTTCGTTTAAGGTTGGCATCTGGGTTTTAAACTGCAACGGTTCTATTTTTTTAAATTGAGGCAGTTTAAAGTCCGTAGTGTAATTTCCTAGCCCGTTTTTCTCTGCATGCACGTTAAACTCATCATCAGTCATTTTGCTGATTGAATTTATGTCAGTCCCTATCTTATCAATTTTTGATTGGATGTTAGGGCTGTATAGTCCCGGTGCATATTTTGCATTAGGAAGTTTACTTAATCGTTGAGCCAGTTCTTGCAGCGCATCGTCTTTCTTGACCGGGCTAAACTTTCTGTCTAATATTTGGCCATCTGCTATTACTTTGTTGCTTCCTATAAGTTTGGACTCATTTAAGTTCTCTTTAGGAGCTGGAAGCATTTTAATTTGTTCTAGTACTTCTTGTTTTTCTGCTGGAGGTAACTTCTCAAATTCAACCTTGCTTGTAACTTTTTTCCCAGACTTCAATATAACCCCAAGGGTTTCAAGGACGCCACCGGCTATTAAGTCTATGCCTGTGTTCATCCCGATAGACTTCAATGCATCTGTCCCCTTTAAACTGTCTTTGTTGTATGCCTGGTTAATATTCAAAGGAAGTCCAACCGCTAAGTCTGTAGCTACGCTTGCCGCAACTTTTGAGCCTATTTTGCCAAGTTTAGGTAGTGCCGCTTTTATCAGAAGTCCAACGCCTTTAGCGGCTCCGGTGTATGGAACTGCAAATTGGGCTATTGTTCCGCCAATATTACCGGCTTTATACGCTAAAGAGTCTGTCGGGGCCTTTATCTTTGTGTCCAGTTTTCTTTCAAGAGACTTCAAGGGGTTATTTAAGCTAACCCCTTGCATAAATCCCGCTTGCACCGGCGCTTCTTTGAAGAACTTCGCTGTGCCTTGCGCTATTTCCTGTTTTTTAACTGTAGGAAGAGTCTTGGCGATTTGATTGCCAATGCCTGGCTGCGACATATTGAATTCCGTTTGTACTTTGGACCACGGAGAAGGATTAAACTTTTTGGCTTCTGGGGTTACCTTTGGGATGGCTGTTTTCGAGGGAGTTGTTTTCGGCGCAGCTTTCTTCACAACTGGGTTTTCGATTTGTTTACGTTCTTCCGCATAAACAGACACGCCGTTACTCGAACTCGTTAACCCTAAACTTTCCCTTTCCTTATCATATTTTCCCATAGTCGCTCCTTATACTCCATATAGCTGTATTAATTGAGTTGTCTGCGCATCCGGCAGGTTAAGTGATAAGATATATGATCTTAAACCTTTTGTCTCAATCTTGTTTCCGCCACTTAATGCGTCTGATGTAACATACAGGGAATTGATGTTTGAAATTGCATTGTTATATGTTTTGTTCGCGTTGTTGATGGCGTCCTGCGATTTATTGTAATTTAAGTTTGCATAACCCAATGCAGTAGATGCTCCCACGTTTGCCGTTTCTCTTTTGATTTGTTCAAGTTGGGCTAGTGCTGTGGCTGGAGAGAGCTTCCCGACTTCAACTTGTTGCTTAAGTAATGTCGCTTGATCCTTTAGGGTTTGAGGCAGGTATGAGTTTTGGATTGCTTGTGCATCCAAATTTAGTTGGGCCATCTGGTTTGATAATTGCTTTGCTTGGCCGTCTAAAGTCTGAGCTCCCTTATAGGATCCAGTTAGCCCCGCCTCTGAAATTCCAAACTCCCTGTCAGTGTTCATCTGGGAAATGTAGTTTTGCAGTGCCTGGGCTTCTATGCCTGCTTGCGCTGCCACTAAATCAGCCTCGTAATTATTACGGACGTTTGCCCTATTTGATTCAATGTTAGCGTTTGCCCCCGCTTCAGCTTGGTCTAGTGCTCCTATCTGCCCTTGCAGGGCACTATTTCGATAGATTTCAGGCATTGCGCCAGCGTTTCCGCTTATTCCTCTTGCCGCTGCTCTTTGTGCAAAGTTCATTGCTGAAATATCTGAAGCTGCAGCTGCCTGGTTTCTTTTCTCATAGTATACTGATCCAATCCCTGCCTGCTCACTATCAAGGTTTGAAAGAGAGTTATCTCTCTGCTTGTCCAGTGCCGCAACCTGCGCTCTGATTTGGGCTTGTTTTAAATCATTCATCATCTGGGTTGTGTTGTCAACGGGGATGTCATATTCTGGCGGTAACTCTGGTGGCGTTGGTGGTGGTGTTTCTGGCGGTGGTGGAATAGGGGTTTCATTCGACTTGTTAACCCATGTTGGTGCTGGTGCAGTTCCCGGCGAACCGCCTCCTATTTTTTGATTTCCCAAAGGTGACGTTCCAACCGGTGCCACGTATGGTTTTGGTTTATCATACAGGCTGTATCCTGCCTTTTGAGTCGCGCTTCCATAATCCGCCACGGTTTTGACTGGCGTTGTTGGAACCGGTGGGTTGTAGGTGCCTGCCTTTTGTGATGCCAAAAGAGCTGCTCCCTGTTTGTTCATTGCTGCAATTTGTGCTGCTGAATATCCCATATTTGCTCCTTTCCAATAAAAAAAGAGCCTACTTGGCCCTTTTCAGGTATAAAAAAAGAGAATCATCACTGATTCTCTAAAGTTTATAGTTCTTTTCTAATTTTGTTAATTGGTGTTATTAAAAAGTCTTTTGCTTTACTGTCATCGTATCCATCACCCGCTATTAAAATTCCTATTAACTCACCACTCATATTAAAGCAAGCACCACCACTTGAGCCAGTAGCCATTAACCCATAAACCACGATTCCCCTTGCGTCGGGCGGTTTTATTACTCCATACGAAACCGTATCGTCTTTTGCGTTTGGTGATGATATAATTACTACCTTGTCTCCAACCTTTACATCATCCGAGTCGCCTAGTTTAACAGGCTTAACCTGCAGTGGGGAATCAAGTACGCTTGCATCTATGGCCTTGTCTGCATCTTCCAGGGTTAAAATTGTGCCGTCTGACGTCTTTATGTTTGTGTTGCCTTCAGTAACATGGTTTGCAGTTAAAATCTGGTCATAGTCGATATATACGCCGCTTCCCTGGTCTTGCATCTTCCCATCGTCAGCGTAGATCATAACGCAGGCCGCTTTCAGCTCATTTAGGTCAAGGGTTGTAATGTTGACCGTTCTGCTAGCATTATCCCATGTTATAGGGATGCCTACCGCTTCAGATATTGCGCGAAGTGGTAGATACGTCGTTCCATTTAGGTTTAATGGCTGCACGACTTGTTTTACCCCGTTCACATTGATAGGGTAAGCTGCACTTGTTAGTGTATATGATGCTCCATAGGTTATAACCGGTATCGCTACCGCTAAGACTATGAGCAGTTTTGTTATTCGTTTCATTTTCATCACCTCTCTTATAAAATATACCTTTTTGGAAGAGTTAGCAACAATATTTATTTCAACTTAACTAACTCAATTTAATTGATATTCGGGTATGTAAATCCTGTAATCTCAAAATACTCTTCTTCTGTGATTACCTTACCAACAACATTTCTAACCCTGTTAATATCCCAGAGCCCTTCATCATAATATTTTTTTACTTTTTCAAACATTATAAATCAACACCTCCCATTATGGCGAGATAATCAATATCTGCCCTGTTTTTTTCTATGAGTGTGCTTTCATAGTCTGCTTTTGTGTATTCGGCTACATCATACTCATAAAACTGTGGTTCGCCTTCCTTTAGCGGCAACATCACCACGTTGGTATTGTGGTACACTGTGGTGATGCTTGATTCTGTATCCAGCTCTTTTGGTATTTCTGTGCTTTGGCTTTTGTAGCTTTTCATTTTTAGACCTCTCTTTCATGTGATTTTTAATAATTTCTTTCAGGATTTGAATGCGTAAGTATGGCTGTATCCATTTTTGGAACAGCCAAAAACTGTCCGAATGTTTTATCCATCCTAAATAACTAACCACTCCACAGGAATCATGAAAATTTAGTTTGTGTTTTTTTGATACCTTTTTAACTTTTCGGGTGATCCTAAGCATTATAGACTTTCTCAAGATAGTTTTATTTCTAAAGAACCTAAATCCCATAAAGTCTAGCGCCTCTTTGTCTAACTTGTATAATTGCCAATTGCTTTTTAATGAAAGCTTTTCAATTATTAAAAACTCTGTAATAGTCTTACGTATTTTATGCAGTTCTTTTTTGTTCCTGCCAAATATAATCATATCATCCATATACCTAATATAATGTACCGCCTTTAGGTTTTGTTTAATATAATAATCTAAGTCCTGCAAATAGAAATTAGCAAACCACTGGCTCACAAGTATTCCAATTGGTAATCCTTTTTCTTCTTTGTCTAATATGGCGTAGATTAAATTTAGCAACTTTTTGTCTTTAATTTTTCTTTCTATTTTATTTTTTAAGATCTCAATGTCTACGGATGGATAGAATTTTGAAATATCAAGTTTTAAATAATATTTAGTATTTTTTCTATCGGTTTTTATCCACTTTTCCACATATCTTTTTCCATAATGTACGCCTCTGTTTGGTATGCTTCCACAGGTAAACTCATACATGCTATCACTTAATATCGGCGAGAGCTCCAGCATTATTGCCCACTGAACGACTTGATCTGGATAAAAGTTTGGCTTATAGATGATTCTTTCTTTTTTCTCTATCCCCTCCCTTATGGTATCTATACGATAATCCGAGGGAACATATGTCTCATTTATAAGCATATCTTGAATTTGTTTTATATATTTTGCCATATCAGCTAATATTTTTTGTACATCTTTTCTATATCGTTTTCCTTTAGATGCCCTTAAAATAGCCCTTCTGATATTTTCTTTATTGCATATTTTTTCATAGATATATCCATATCTTTTCATGCAGTTCCTTTCTTATTGTCTTAAGGACGTTCAATTATTTACTAGCCCCACCCTACAACGACTTAATTTTCGCCAAGAGGCGAGGATTTTAATGTGCATTATTAAATTCATATAAGAGATGCGAGAGCCGATGTTCGTGTTCACAATTGAGGCCAGATTGTTCAGATTCACATACCGAGAACCAACAAGCAACCCGTTGTTCCAATTCCCACCGGTTCGCACACTAAAACCCTTTTGTGGCTTGGTCAGCCCCAAACCCCGACTATGCAGGGCTTAAAAAAGAAAGGCGAGAGCCGACGTCCGTGCCCACAATCGAGGCCAGATCGCGCAGACCCACATACCGAGAACCAACAAGCAACCCGCTGCTCCAAGACCCACCGGTGAATGCGTAATCAACTTGTGCGGTGTTAAACCAAAGTCCATCGCAATAGTATGTTGTTCCACTTCCACTAGCAGTTTTAGGTACATACCCACTTGCGTCTGTTACGGAGGCAGTATTAACAAATCCACCCGATGTACCACTTGGAACTACGCCAGTTAATGTGTAGCCCGTTCCATCGAAATTGTATGGTGGCGTCAGTTTTGTTCTAATTTGACCGTTATAAATCAACCCCGCCATACCTTCCCAGACGTTACCCCAGAATCCTTCGATGCCAAAAACTTTGACGTCATTTACTCCGCCCGCATCGCCTTTGAATAATCCAAAGGTTTTTAATGTACCCGTATTTATTGCTGTAGTATTTGTTGCTAAACTTCGTCCTTGCCCAAACTTACTCTGACTTTGGTCTGATTTTGATATTAATGTGAGCAAGTTACAAATGTAATCCCATCCACTCTTATATACGGTATAGTACCCCGCGCCATTTGCGGTTGCCCTTGAAACTTCTGTGTTTCGTGTTTGTGAAACCATAACTGGTTGGTCTGCTATGCTCCGCAAATTGGTTGAGAATATGCCTTTATATTTGCCCCAATAGAATGCGTCTTTTACAATCCCTAATTCGTTTTGGGATGCATAGGCTTTATAATTTGCATCGTACTGCGCATTTGAGCAAATAAAGTATTCATATGTCGCATCTTCGTACTGATAGACCCACTTGTATTTTCTAAATTCCGCCATTGCATTTCCTGCGTAGGCGGTATTTGATACATCTGATGCGATTATATTTCCAACTTTTTTTGTGTCGTCTGTTTGGGAAAGCTCATAATCTACCGTTCCGTCATTTTTTAACATTACCTGTCTTTGAACTTCTGATATAAACGTTCCCCAGCTTCCTGCCACAAACGTTCCACCTGTGGTGTCAAAGTATGCTGGTGTAAGTCCTACTGCGTCAAATAAATACTCAATTCTGGTGTCGGGGTCAGAGTTTGCTTTTGCTCTTCTAAAACCGTACCTTTTTATTAGCAAATATTGCATCGACACGTTTCTCGTGTTTCCAATTAACGCTGTAAATGTAATAGATTGTGTCGGTGTTTGAAAATTAGCTTTAGCGTTTACATTGATATGATAATCATGGCTTGCATCTACCTTAAACGTATGGGATGTTTCTCCCGAAAGTAGTGTGTACGTTTGGGTGGTGGCTGCCGTAATATCAGTTAAAGTTATAATCTGTCCCACCACCGGTTGACTATTATCTGTGGAAACCGTAACTATACAATTTTCTTTTAGTAGGTTAGTTACTTCCGTTTCAATACCGCTGACCAAAGTTTCCACTTCAACCGTAAGTACATCATTCACATACTCTTTGATCACACCGGCCGCTTCATCAAATTTAGCTTTGAATGCATCTGTTGTTAGTCCTCTTTCCTGAGGTGTCGTGCCAAGCCCAGCTATTATCTTGAGCTCTGCTGTAAGTTTTGTTAGTGCCATTATTGCTCCTTTCTACGATGATTTAACTTCTCCGCCCATTCTGACCGGCAATGTGATTGATAGCACTGTAACGCTATCCGTTCCTTCATTAGCTAGTTTGAGCTTAAAATAATCTATTTTTTTTGCTCTTATTTTGAATTTCTTTGGCTGTGGGCTGTAATTGGTTGAAAAGTCAAACCCAAGCGTTTGTTGTTCCGGCGTTGCGTCAATTCCGTAAAAGCAGAAATCTTCAAACCCTGACAATGAATATGATGCTGTAAAAGTATCTGACGTGTTGTCCTTGTCTGTTTCATAAGTGATGTCAACATGTGTTCTTGTTAGCGGTAAAATTGATATAAAAAGCCTTTGAATAAACTTTCTAATCCAATCAACCCCGAACGAGAAAAATCCCATCTTCCAGACAGCTTTTATGATTTCGCCATCAAATGTTCCTGAAGCGGCATCAAACTTCATTATCTTTCCGTCTGACATCCCTATAAATAAGTCACGCTCCGCTATGGAAAAACAAGTCGGCTCGTGCGGCAGGTCTAAAATATGAAATGTATCTGTTCGATAGTTTAAAACCCATACCTTTTTACCGATGCATAACCAGTACTGGCCATTATCGTTCCAATCCACTGTCAAAGCTTTTGTCAAGTCCTCAAGGTCAAGGTCGTTTTGTATTCTTTGAGATTTCCACACAGCGTTCTTCTCGTTTGAGATATAGGTCGATACCCATTCGTACATGCCTTTGTCAATTGTGAATGGGTTATTCATGATGATTTGGGTTTGTCCTTTTGCAACGTTACCAAATTTCGAGCTCATCGGGAATACCGGGAATAAAGCTGTCACAGCACCCGTGGCCGGATCAGTGTAGTCTTCTTGCTCCGAGTACCAGGCACTTGCCCCGCTTGAATCTCCACTGGTAAAAATCAACTGCTTATTGTACTGAATGCATATGTCTGTGATTTCATACTCGCCTACGTTTGAATCTGCAAACATAGGGAAATATGAAGGGTCTGAAACGCCTGACATGGTAACCCCGCTAGGGAACCTTGAGTTCTTATAGTTTGGGTTCCCAAACAGCCAAAACCTTGCATAGTACACACCACCGTAAAATTTGTTGTTGGTTATCATCTGTCTATTTCCGGCTGTAGCCTTGGTCCAGGTTATCACTACGTTGTTTACTCCGAGTGGAGGTTTTGTTACAAACGTCACTGTTCCGGATGTGAGGTTAACTGAATAATGGGTTCCCAGTATTTGTAGGACTCCATTTACCGCTACCGAGTCGACGAAGGTAATGTTTAGTTCAGGCAGTTGGTAGACCGTCGCTACGTTGTCGCCTGAAATCTTCTTAATCTTTGTGCCTGTTAAGTAGTTAATCGATTCTAGTATCGTTCCACCACCACTTGGCGGGCTTGCTGTGTAGACTGTAGGAACATATCCAACAACCAGTACAATCACTCCACCGCCTGACCATTTGTAAAACTCTACCGTATCCATGATATAAACCGTGTTATTTGATACGAA